TTAATAATGATGAGGATAAACTTGCGGAATATCTTAAGGAAAAATCTAAAAGGACTCGAAAGCGTGTTAAAAAAAGATAAAGGCCTGCTGGTAATCGCAGGCCTTTTTATTTGGGGAAGAGTAATTGGAGGCTTTAAGAAATGAGTACGATAGCTGAGCTTGTCAGGGCTAATTTTCGTGAAGAGTTGGTGCGTTGGTATCGGTATCGTTCATCGTCCAGTTTGCCGCTTGATGAGTTGTATGAGCATTCACCTGCCGCACGACGCTATCCGCGTGACCGTGTTCTTCGACGGTTGTTCAAACTCAACAATGAGTTTCAGCGCAACAGAATTATCCGGAGTCTGGATTTAAAGTGAAGGAGTGAGCATGAGCGACCTATCATTAACCCAGCCAAAGCTAAAAGAATGTCCGTTTTGCGGCGGTAATGCTCGTCTGTGGGTTGAGGCCGGAATAAATATTGATGTGTGGGGCTATGCAGAATGTGACCTCTGTGAAGCCAGGGGGGCATGGGCACCATCAGTTGCTGCGGCGGCTGAAAAATGGAACCGGAGAGCAGGAGATGAAGCAAACCTTTCTGCTTCGCAACGAAGCAATCAGAAATAACGCCATAGACGCCATTCTCTCACTACCCATCGACGACAAGTCACCCCACGAAGTCCACGTTAAAGAACCCAAGCGCAGCAAAGCGCAGAATGACCGTATGTGGCCGATGCTGAACGATGTTTCGCGTCAGGTGCTATGGCATGGTCAACGGTTGGCGCCGGAAGACTGGAAAGACCTGTTCACTGCCCTGTGGCTTAAGACCAAAAAACTGGAGCAACGAAGTGTGCCTGGTATCGACGGTGGCGTTGTCATGCTTGGCGTGCGTACCAGCAAAATGCGAAAGGCCAACATGACTGAGCTTATCGAAATCATGTTCTGGTTCGGCTCAGAGCGCAACGTGCGGTGGAGTGATGACTCCTGGCGAGAGTATGAATGGTCACAACGAAAAGGGAAGGCTGCATGACTATCAAATCAAATACGCCAGCACACGACAAGGACTGCTGGCAAACGCCGCTTTGGCTTTTTGATGCACTGGATATTGAGTTTGGATTCTGGCTGGATTCGGCAGCGAGCGACAAAAATGCTCTGTGTGCTCACTGGCTAACTGAGGCCGACGACGCGCTCAATTCTGAGTGGGAAAGCCACGGTGCAATCTGGAATAACCCACCGTACAGCAATATCAGGCCGTGGGTGGAAAAAGCCGCTGAGCAGTGCATACAACAGCGACAGACGGTAGTTATGCTTGTGCCAGAGGATATGTCAGTCGGATGGTTCAGCAAGGCTCTGGAGAGTGTCGACGAAGTTCGCATTATCACTGATGGACGGATTAATTTTATCGAACCATCGACAGGGTTGGAGAAGAAGGGAAACAGCAAAGGCTCCATGCTGCTGATTTGGCGACCGTTCATCAGTCCTCGACGGATGTTTACTACCGTATCCAAAGCGGCATTGATGGCGATCGGGCAGGGCGTCAGGAGGGCGGCATGAGGCGACAGCGACGAAGTATCACCGACATCATCTGCGAAAACTGCAAATACCTTCCAACGAAACGCTCCAGAAATAAACGCAAGCCAATCCCAACGGAAATTGCTTCAATCCTTGCAATAATCCTGAATATGCGTGGCCAATTATCACTCGCATGGGCTTGTAGCGCGTGTCACGATGAAATCGACCGACGCACCCATAATCTCGACAACAAAGACGCCAGACTTTACCACCTCGAAGGCGTGATCAGGACGCAGGCGATACTGCTGAAGGAGGGAAAGATTAAGCCATGAACGAATATCAGTTTGTGCTTCCATACCCGCCGTCGGTGAATACCTACTGGCGAAGACGAGGAAGCCAATACTACATCAGCGATAAAGGCCAGAAATACCGAAAAGACGTTCAGCAAATCATCCGCCAACTTAAGTTAGACATTTTCACCAAATCACGACTCCGCATCAAAGTAATCGCAGACGTTCCAGACTCCCGCCGCCGCGACCTCGATAACATCCTGAAAGGTTTACTCGACTCCCTTATCCACGCCGGATTTGCGGAAGACGACGAGCAATTCGATGACATTCGCGTAATTCGTGGTGTGAAAGTACCAGGCGGACGGCTTGGAATAAAAATCACCGAACTGGAGAACGTATGAACGCCACAATTCAAACGATACCAGAGCTTCTTATCCAGACACGAGGCAATCAGACCGAAGTGGCGAGGATGCTTTCCTGCGCAAGAGGAACAGTGCTCAAGTACAACCGAGACAGCAAAGGTGAGCGTCACGTAATAGTTAACGGCGTCCTGATGGTCAAACAAGGCAAGAGGGGAAGACGATGAGCATAAGAGAACTAAACCTCACCAAAGAGCAGCACGAGTGGCTGAATGGCTGGCTTGAACTGTGGGGCGCATGGGTTTATTCAGGTCGTCTGGAAAAGCGCATGAGCAGCGTAATAGCTAAGTTCATGGAGAGCGTAGAGCCGGGAAGAGTTATGACAAGGCCAATGTGTAATGATGATGATGGAATGTTGATTTCTCAGGTCGTCGATTCCGTCATGTACATTGACAAGAAAGCCTTTGGCATCCTCCTCAGCTACTACGCCCACGGCTCTTCCAAGCACGCCATTGCATCTTACTATCATCGCGTCGCAAGACCTCGCAAGATGTTATGCCGGGGCGGCGGGCGCATTCAAAAACCATCGCTCGCAACCTGTCGACGGGAAGTTGACGAAATCCTCAATGCCTCGTTGTTTATGATTTACCCGGTTCTGGATAGTGCGTTTAAAAACCGGAAACGTGTAGAGAAAATTAAACATGTAGCATAGAACGTGTTGACATCATTGAGCAAATGAGCAACACTATTCGCATAAGCTGCCGTTAGTGACTCTTAAGTTGCAACGGTGGCTTTTTTTATTTGGGTCAGTCGTATAAAGGTCATTACGGAAGGCTGTTAACCTTCTTATCGTGGTTCGAGTCCACGCTGTCCCGCCAAATATGCTGGTTTAGCTCCAATGGTAGAGCAGTCGCCTTGTAAGCGAATGGGTAGCGGTTCAAGTCCGTTAACCAGCACCATAACTGAGCCGTAGCCACTGGCTATCCTGAATTCATCAGTGATAGTTACGCTGCGGCCTTCTACACATGACCTTCGTGAAAGCGGTGGCAGGAGGTCGCGCTAACAACCTCCTGCCGTTTTGCCCGTGCATATCGGTCACGAACAAATCTGATTACTAAACACAGTAGCCTGGATTTGTTCTATCAGTAATCGACCTTATTCCTAATTAAATAGAGCAAATCCCCTTATTGGGGGTAAGACATGAAGATGCCAGAAAAACATGACCTGTTAGCCGCCATTCTCGCGGCAAAGGAACAAGGCATCGGGGCAATCCTTGCGTTTGCAATGGCGTACCTTCGCGGCAGATATAATGGCGGTGCGTTTACAAAAACAGTAATCGACGCAACGATGTGCGCCATTATCGCCTGGTTCATTCGTGACCTTCTCGACTTCGCCGGACTAAGTAGCAATCTCGCTTATATAACGAGCGTGTTCATCGGCTACATCGGTACTGACTCGATTGGTTCGCTTATCAAACGCTTCGCTGCTAAAAAAGCCGGAGTAGAAGATGGTGGAAATCAATAATCAACGTAAGGCGTTCCTCGATATGCTGGCGTGGTCAGAGGGAACTGATAACGGACGACAGAAAACCAGAAATCATGGTTATGACGTCATTGTAGGTGGAGAGCTATTCACTGATTACTCCGATCACCCTCGCAAACTTGTCACGCTAAACCCCAAACTCAAATCAACAGCAGCCGGACGTTACCAGCTTCTTTCCCGTTGGTGGGATGCCTACCGTAAGCAGCTTGGCCTGAAAGACTTCTCTCCTAAAAGCCAGGATGCTGTTGCATTGCAGCAGATTAAGGAGCGTGGCGCTTTGCCGATGATTGATCGCGGTGATATCCGTCAGGCTATCGACCGTTGCAGCAATATATGGGCTTCACTGCCGGGCGCTGGTTATGGTCAGTTCGAGCATAAGGCTGACAGCCTGATTGCAAAATTCAAAGAAGCAGGCGGAACGGTCAGAGAGATTGAGGTATGAGCAGAGTAACCGCGATTATCTCCGCTCTGGTTATCTGCATCATCGTCTGTCTGTCATGGGCTGTTAATCATTACCGTGATAACGCCATCGCCTACAAAGAGCAGCGCGACAAAGCCGCATCCACTATCGCTGATATGCAGAAGCGTCAACGTGACGTAGCAGAACTCGACGCCAGATATACAAAGGAGCTTGCTGATGCTAACGCGACTATCGAAAGCCTCCGTGCTGATGTTTCTGCTGGTCGTAAGCGCCTGCAAGTCGCCGCCACCTGTGCAAAGTCAACGACCGGAGCCAGCAGCATGGGCGATGGAGAAAGCCCAAGACTTACAGCAGATGCTGAACTCAATTATTACCGTCTCCGAAGCGGAATCGACAGGATAACCGCGCAGGTTAACTACCTGCAGGAGTACATCAGGACTCAGTGCCTGAAATAATTTTTTTGCAAATCACAAAGTCCATTTAATGAGCCTCGCGATGCGGGGCTTTTTATTCCCAACTCTATAGGTAATTTTATGACCCAGCATATTGGCGTAAAACTGATTAACGCCTTTCCGATGACGAGACAGGCATATAACGATTTTCGTGGCTGGCAGCTTCCTGCCGGAGAAAACGGCGAGGATGAAGGCTATCTGGTTGAATATCTGGATGGCGGAAAACCTAACACCGATCGCTTTGATGGCTACGTTAGCTGGAGTCCAAAAGAAGTATTCGAAAAGGCTTATCGTCCGGTATCAGGGTTAAGTTTCGGCCTTGCCATGGAAGCGTTAAAACAGGGCAAAAGTTTGCAGCGGGCAGGATGGAATGGGAAAGACCAGTTTGTTTATCTCGTGAAAGGGGAAAAATTAGCGTCTGCGTTGGGTTATGGCTTTGGCGAATATGTTGGCGAGCCAACTTTCAATGACACGCTTGTATTGAAAAACTCACAGAACCGCCTTGCTACATGGGTTCCATCCATTGGCGACCTGATGGCTGAAGACTGGCAAATCATTTAACCATGTAGGCATTCCAAAGCCCATTTACGGGTGGGCTTGATAATGAAACCGGAATTTATTCTGGGCCACCAGTTAACGGCAGTACAGCGAAACAACCCAAGCCAGTAAGTGGGGAAATAACACTGGCAGCCACTGAAAGATGAACCTCCTGCCTTATGGCAAAAAAGATTCTTTGTGGTGGCGGACCGATGGAAAGACATCGGATAGAATAAAACAGTGGCTAGGGTAGCTGCCGAAAAGCGGAATCGTCACCGCCTGCCACTGAATCTATGACGAACAACTAGACGAGGTTTTGATGAAAAAGTTTATGCAGGCATTGGCTATTATCTTAGGAGTTGATACT